AATTTGGCTGGCGGTGGTGCGGGATATGTTCCCTACCAATCAGGCTCTGGGACTACGGCATTTGTTTCTGCTGGCACATCTGGTCAGGTTTTGACCTCAAACGGCACTAGCGCACCCACTTGGACAACCCCAACGGCTTACGCTACTGTCACCGATGACACCACAACAAATGCCACCCGTTATCCGCTGTTTGCGGCGGCTACGGCAGGCAATTTAACAACAGAGTATGTCAGCAGTACCAAGTACCAATTTAACCCCTCTACGGGCGTTTTAACGGCTACTCAATTCTCTGGTTCTGGTGCTGGTTTGACCTCAATTCCTAATTCGGCTTTGACCAACTCAAGCATCACAATCGGGTCAACTGCGATCAGCTTGGGTGGGACTGCAACCACAATTGCGGGGCTAAGTTCTGTCACATCAACTACTTTTGTAGGCGCTTTGAGTGGTAACGCAACGACTGCGACAACCGCCACCACAGCTACCAACGCAACAAATACGGCGATCACAGACGACACGACCACAAACGCCACTTTCTACCCAACAATTGTGAGCAGTTCAACAGGGAATTTGCCACAAACAGTTTCGTCAACAAAGCTAAAATTTAACCCATCAACGGGGGCTTTGACGGTCAGCCAGTTAATCATCGCACCATAAGGAAGAATCATGGGCAATTTAGTATTTCAAGCAACTCTAGGCGGTCAAGTTAATTTTGTCGGGCCAAATACCGCTTCAACTTACAACATCAACGTGCCTACCGTAAACGGTAACTTGGTGACTACTGGCGACACAGGAACCGTGACCAATACAATGTTGGCTGGTTCTATTGCTAACGCCAAACTGACAAACTCAAGCGTTACGATTGGTGGAACTTCAATTGCATTAGGTGCGTCTAGCTCTGCGATCACAAATGACATAACAATCAACGGCTTAACGGTCGGTAAAGGCGCTGGTGCTGTATCTACAAACACCGCTGTTGGTGCTAGTGCTTTGGCGGCTAATACAAGTGGTTCTAATAATATAGCTCTTGGGTATCAGGCTATGTATAGCGGCACTACCGCCGCAAATACAGTTTCAGTCGGGTACCAAGCTAATTATTCAAACTCAACAAGCAATATTGCTATTGCAGTTGGATACCAAGCGAACTATTCAAATACTGGCGGCAATCCGATTGCTATCGGTTATCAGGCTGGTTATTACCAATCAAGCGGCTCGTACAACATTGCCATAGGTCATCAGTCTTTGTATGGATCAAACGGAACTTCTACTGGAAGTTCGAACACAGCGATTGGTCATAACGCACTTAACGCCAACACCACAGCAAGCAACAACACTACTATTGGCAGCACCGCAGGTTATAGCCTAACTACATCTGGCTACAACACAATGGTTGGAGAACGTGCTGGAACAAGCACAACAGGCGCTAACAACACATTTATTGGTCAAGAAGCTGGTAATACTGTCACTTCTGGCGCTAAGAACACCATCTTGGGTCGTTACAACGGCAACCAAGGCGGTTTAAACATCACTACATCAAGCAACTATATCGTGCTGTCTGATGGGGATGGTAATCCACGGTTTATTGTTGACAGTAATGGTAACTTTAGTAACGGGGCTTATGGTGCTTCTGGTTCTTTTTATTTGTTTAGCGGAAAAACTTCAGGGGCATCTGGCTTTATTAATTGGTATGTTGGTACACAGCAAGCTCTGTATATGGCTGCTTCTGGAACTGTGGCAACTACAAACCCAAATGGCGCGAACACAATTCTTGGGGTTTACAAAGATAACGGTACAAACCGTTCAATTAATGCTGCCGGTACAGTAAACGCATCTGGCGCTGACTATGCTGAATACATGACCAAATCTGGCGATTTTACCGTTGCCAAAGGTGATGTTGTCGGTATCAATGCAGAAGGCAAATTAACCAATGTATTTGCTGATGCTGTGTCATTTATTGTGAAATCGACTGATCCGTCATATGTTGGTGGAGATGTTTGGTTTACAGAGCAAGTTCCAAAAGACGAAGCAAACAATCCAAAACAAGCTGGTGACGCTGAATATGATGCTTGGGCTTCTCGTTTAGAAGCGGCTCGTCAAACTGTTGACCGTATTGCTTTTGCTGGTCAAGTCCCCGTCAACGTCACAGGCGCAACTGCTGGTCAATACATCATCCCTGTGGACGACAATGGCGCAATCAAAGGTGAAGCGGTAAGCAATCCTACGTTTGAACAATATCAAAAAGCTGTCGGCAAAGTCATTGCAATAGAGCAAGATGGTCGTGCAAAAATCATTGTGAAAGTTGCGTAATGAACTACGTCTGGAAAATCCTAGAACTTTACGCCGCTGATGGTCAGATCACATCGGCTAAATACCATTGCACCGTTTCTGATGGTGATGACTCGGTAGAAACAGAAGGTTATTGGGATTTTCCTGAAGGCGGGACTGTTCCTTTTGACCAAGTGACCGAGGAAATGGTTGCGGGTTGGATTGATGCTGCCGCTATGAAAGACGGCAAAAGCGTCATAAAATCACGCCTAGAAGAACAGCTAAAGAGCAAGAAACAGCCTGTTCCAGCGCCTTGGATGCCGCAGGTGTTCACCCCAAATATTTAAGGATTTCCTATGACAATGCCAATCGAAGTAATCAGCAGGGCATTAAAAGACATTGGCGCATTGGAAGCTGGCGAAACCCCAACGCCTGATGCGGCTCAAGATGCCTTTGAGTTGCTAAACGACTTGATTGACCAATGGTCAAACGAGAGTTTTATGGTGTTCAACGTCACAGAGATCATTTTCCCTGTGATTTCTGGTCAAACTCAATACACGATTGGCCCTAACCCATCGACTCAGAACTTCATTGGCGCATCGTTTACAGGCTCAATCGCTGGCAACATCCTGACTGTTTCAGGGATTAACTCTGGCGCTGTGGCTCAAGGTCAGACTTTGAGTGGCACAGGAATCACCGCAGGAACCAAGATCACAGCGTCAATTACTGGCGCTGGCGGCAACGTGAACGAAGTGGGAACTTACCGAGTAAACATCCCTCAGACTGTTGCTTCTACAACGATCACGGCTAACTACCAAAAGCCTTTGAGCATTGACTCAGCTTTTGTGCGTATCAATACCACCTCAAATGGTCAGCCCATCATCAATGGTGGTTTGGACTACCCGATTGCTATTCTTGCCCTGCAAGATTACGAAATGATCGGTCTGAAAACGCTGAACGGCCCTTGGCCAAAGGCGATTTATTACAACCCAAATGAGGAATCGGGCAACCTTTTTGTGTGGCCTAACCCATCTCAGGGTGAGATGCACTTGTTCGCCAACACCTTGTTTAGCCGATACGACAGCCTTTACAACGATGTTTTGTTGCCTCAAGGCTACTCAATGGCTCTGCGCTGGTGTTTGGCTGAGCGCTTGATGCCGATGTATGGCAAGGCGAACCAAACGCAAATTGCGATGATTTCTCAATATGCCGCCCAAGCAAAATCTACCCTCAAGCGCACCAATATGTCGCCGTTGCAGACGGCACGTTATCCTGACTCTTTGATGAATTCAAGAGCGAAGGATGCTGGATGGATACTCACGGGGGGTTTCTGCTAAGTATGGTTTTATGTTATGATTGTTCTTTTCAAAGGAGCAATCATGGACAAATTGGAAAAGCAAAGACAGTATCAACGAGAGTATTACAGAAAGAAAAAAGAGGGGTTTGTTTTTGGAAAGCCTGGCAGACCTCAAAACACACCAGAAGTTTTGTGGAGCAAAGTTGATAAAAAAGGCGAAGATGAATGTTGGCCTTGGAAAGGTTTGCTTAACGATGGATACGGCAGAGTTCAAATAAATGACAATTCTTACTATGCTCACAGGGTCATCTATTCTTTGGCATTTCCCAATGTCATTGAATGGAGTGCGCCCAAAAGCACAGAAGAAACTGGATTTTTGCTTCACACTTGCGACAATCCATGTTGTTGTAATCCAAAACATTTGTTTGTTGGCACTCATGCTGATAACATGGCTGACAAAGCTAAAAAAGGTCGTTCACCAGACTTTTCTGGTGACAAAGGGCCGCGTTGTAAACTTACAATGGAGCAAGCAACAGAAATTCGGGAAAAACGAAGGAATGGGATTTCGGCTCGGCAACTTGCCTTGGATTATGGAATCAGCTTGCCATCTATTAAAACCCTTCTTGCTGGTAAATCGTATGCACCCAAGGAGTAAATAAGCATGGACTTTGGATTCGTCGGGCCGAGTTATACCGCACCAAGCATCTACCAAGATTCGAACGAATGTATCAATTTCTTTCCCGAAATTGACCCACTCAAGCAGCCTGGTGAGCGTGGCGTGGTTGCGCTTTACCCCACCCCTGGTCTAACTGTCAAAGCCGTTCTCCCCAATCTGCAAGAGGTTCGTGGATTAAGAACCCTGTCGGGCGGCACTCAAATGATGGCGGTCTGTGGGCCTTATGTCTATGTGCTGACAGAAAACCTAGTCCCTGCGGTGGTTGGGTTTCTTAATTCTTCTTCTGGTCATGTTGGGATTACTGACAACGGGATTAACGCTTACATCGTAGACGGGGCTTACCGTTACACATGGCGTATTTCTGCGCCAGCGACTGCCGTGTTTACGGGGTCAATTTCCACCACTACTTTGACTGTAAGTTCTGTGTCAAGCGGGACTATTGCGGTGGGTCAGGCTCTTTACGGCGTGGGCGTTTCTGCTGAAACCGTCATAACTGGACTAGGCACAGGAACTGGTGGGGCGGGTACTTACACAATCAACACTTCCCAAACCGTAAGTGCTAGAGCCTTAAATTCAGCGACTGTGGGGGCTACCTTCACCGCCACCATTTCAGGCTCTACTATGACCGTTGCATCGGTTGCTAGTGGCACTATTTATCTGGGTCAAACTATTCAGGGCGCTGGCGTGACCGCTGATTCTGTTGTGACCGCTTTGGGAACTGGAACAGGCGGAACAGGCACTTACACATTGAGCGTGTCAAGCACCGTGGCTGTTGGTGTGACCATGTATGCCCTGAATTTCTCGGTTCTTCCATCAACCGATGGGGCGTTCAGCGGTGGCAATACCTGCGACATTATTGACAATTACTTCATTTACAACAACCCAACCACTCAGCAATGGGGTTCGTCTGACCTTCTCAGCCCTATTTCTCAATCCACAAGCTATGCCCTGAAAGACGGGTCGCCTGATGATTTGGTGGCTTTGATTGCTGACCATCGAGAGGTTTACCTGATGGGTGAGACTTCTTCCGAGGTCTGGGTTGATGTGGGTGCGGTTCCGTTCCCTTTCCAAAGAATCCCTGGCACTTCTACCCAACACGGTATTGTTGCCCCGTTTTCTCTTTACCGCCTTGGTAACTCCTTTGCTTATGTGAGCCGCAACAACCGTGGTCAGGCTCAGATCATGCAAATGAATGGCTACATTCCACAGCGAATCTCCACTCATGCCGTGGAAAATAGCCTTGTAAATCAAGTGGTTGACAATGCTATTTCATGGACTTACCAGCTTGAGGGACACGAAGTTTATGTGGTGACTTTTCCTAGTATCGGGGTGAACGGTCTGACATGGGCTTATGACGCTACAACCCAAATGTGGCACAAATGGCTCTATACATCTGTCGAGAACATTTACGAAAGACACCGTGGCAATTGCTGTGCGGTGTTTCAGGGCATGGTTTTGGTTGGTGACTATGAAAACGGCAAGATTTACCAGCTAGACAAGACCAACTTCACCGATGATGGTCGCAATGTTCGCCGCCTGCGTAGAGCGCCCCACCTTGTCTCTGATTTACAACGTCAGTACTTTGATGAGTTCCAGATTCAATTTCAGCCTGGCGTGGGCACTACGGGGCTTTCTCAGCCTACTGGCGACATTTTCTTGGATTCGCCTTACATCATCTACCCTGATGCGACTTTCACGATTGGCCCATTCCAGACCTATGTGATCGGTCAGCAAGCCACCCTTGGGAACAATTCCACCACGACCAATCCGCAGGCTATGTTGCGCTGGTCTAACGATGGTGGCTCAACTTGGTCTAAGGAATACTGGGTTTCCATCGGCAAGATGGGCAAGTATCGCAATCGTGCCATTTGGCGCAGATTGGGCATGGCTAGGGACAGAATCTTTGAAGTCTCAATTACCGACCCTGTAAACGCCGTGATCGTGTCGGCTAACCTAAAAGCGTATGGGGGTGACAATTGACAGTTCCAAGCGGTTTACCCACAACTTACCAAACAAATCCTTATCCACAAAGTGAATTTTTGGATGGGAACACAAAAAGACCTACAAGGGCATGGCAACAATTCTTTCTGAATCTGTTGAACTTTTCCTCTGCAACGACTGCAACAGCGGGGTCGGCAACCCTACCCGCTAATCCTGTGGGATTTATCAACATCACGGTAAATGGTCAACCTTTTAAGGTTCCCTATTACAATCCGTAAAGAGGTTAAAAATGCGTTATAAATCAGATTGGGGAAATAATGCCTAATATTTCTATTGATCGCCGTTATTGGGTTGAAGATTCTGTCCCCCGTGCATGGCCGCCTGGGGCTGACGTTTTCACAGGCGAAAATAACCCAAAAGCAAACTACGCACTTGACCTGAACATTGACGGTCAGACGATGACGTTCATTCCATCGTCAACCATCAACAATGGTGTTTACAGTCCATTTAGCGACACTAGGGTTTCTGGCAAATCCTACTATATGCCTTGGTTCTTAGACCCTAACAACCAACAGCAATTAGCTGAAGTTGGCAAAAAAGTTGACCTATCAAAAAGCGATGTTGGCGGCTATCTTAAAGACAAGATGGGCGCTTCAACGGATGGTATTTTGATTCCTAAAGGAAGTTTGCCATTTGATTCTCAGATTGTTAACGCCCCTGGCAAGGTCCAGGGCATGGGTAGCATCAATGGTCAGCCTGTTTACATCAACGAAGATATAAACAAAACGGGTCAAACATATTTTACAGATGCCGCTGGTCAAACAAAGTCTTACGTTCCTAGCAATGATGACGGAGGATTGTTTGGCGGTTTTTTCGGCGATGTGGTTGGTGGCGTTAATGACATTTGGCAAAGCCTTGGCCCTATTGGAAAAATTGCAGCTTTGTATTACGGCGGTAGCGCATTAGGCGAAGCGATTGGGGGAATGTCTCCTGAAGCTATTGCGGCTTCTGATGCCGCTTCTGCCGCCGCTGATTCTGAGGCAATGAGAGTAACTGCTGGAATTCCTGACATTGGCAGTTTGCCAACACCAGGTCCAGGCGTTCAACTGGCTGGTGGTACTACTGAAACAGCTTTAAGCAGTTTAGCAAGTCCTGAAAACGCTTACACCGCCGCCCAAGATGCACAAGATGCCTTGGCGATGACAGGCAATCCTGCCGCTAACGCTTCACTTACTGGAGTTGCCGCAATCGGTGCTGGTAATGCTTATCCTGCGTTAAACGCCGCTGCCGCTGGTGAAGCCGCTGCCGCTGGTTCTACTCCAGCGCAAATTGCTGCCGCTGCTGGTGCTGGTGCAAATGCCGCTAACGCTGCGAACACAATTACAGGCTCTGCAATTGGTGATGCCGCTTTAATTAGCGGTGGAACTGGTTTGGTTGGTGCAAAGTTAAGTTCAGATGCCGCCCAAAAAGCCGCTGACACACAAACAGCCGCCGCCAATGCCGCTATTGCTCAACAGCAAAAGAACTTTGAGACGATTAGCCAACAACAAGCGCCATATCGTGCTACTGGTTACAACGCTCTTAATGAAATTGCAAAATTAGGCGCTGGTCAAACACCTCAATACGATTACCTTGGCAACATTGTCAAAGATGCGTCTGGTAATCCTGTTATGACGACAGGTTCTGGTTATTTGACTCACCAGTTTACGCCTCAAGATTTTGCCGCTGGCATTGACCCTGGTTATGCGTTTAGATTGCAACAAGGTCAAATGGCTAACCAAAGAGCCGCTAACGTGGCTGGTGGCGCTTTGTCTGGTAACACACTAAAAGGTTTGCAAGACTACACACAAGGCTTGGCTTCTACCGAATACGGTAATGCTTTTGATCGCTATCAGAAACAACGTCAAAACATTTACAACACTTTGGCAAGCATTGCTGGTATCGGTCAGACAGGGCAGACAGCCACAAACACAGCCGCTACAAACGCCACAAACGCCGCTACTCAGTTGGGTGTTGGTTCTGCTGCTGCTCAAGCCGCTGGTGGCGTGGGTTCTGCTCAAGCCTATACAAACGCAATCAACAATGCCGCAAACAACTACACCTTGGCTTCTTTGCTGAACCAACGTGGTAATGTAGCAATGCCAGTACAAGGATAAATATGCCTGACTACCAATTCAATACAAATCTTGGCCCTGCTCAACAGCAAGGCACTAGTTTGGCTGATTTAATCGGTACTGCTAGGGGTGTTCAGGCTTACCAACAAGCCGAGCAACTCAATCCTTTGGCTGTGCAAAAAGCTCAGATGGAAGTTGAGCAACTTAAAAAAATCAATCCATTAACTGAGCGCAAAACCAAAGCCGAAACAGAAACCGCAGAAACTGGCGCACAAAAATCTAAGTTTGAATTGCAGTCTGCAAAAGCGGAAAAAAGCCGAAACATTCTTGGTGCTTTGTCAACAAGTGAAGCATTTAGAACTGGCAATCGTCAACAAATGCTAAAAGAATTGTCAGACACTCAACAAGAGTTGATTCGTGCTGGATATGACCCACACGAAGCATTGTTGGCTGTTTCGCCTTTGGTTGATAAGGCTATGCGTGACCCTCAGTCGGTTGTTCCATTTTTGGAAAACGCTGTTAAACAATCTGCAAGCCCTGAATCTAGACTTGGTTTGCAAACTGGTCAGGTTACAACCAATGCCGCAGGTCAATTGGTTAACGTCAAGCCTGCGCTTAATCAGGTTAATGTTTTGGGTCAACAATCAAGTCCAATGCCTGCAAATCCAAGTCAAGCACAGACTAACTTGGTCAACAAAGCCGCTGAAGTTGCTGGTAGCGATTACACCTCTGCTGTGCAAGATTCAACTGGCGCACAAGGTCGGATTGCCACATTCCAAACAATTAAACGTTTAGCCCCTGATGCCTTTACTGGTGTTGGTGGTGAGCGTAAGAAACTTGTCTCTGGTATTGCTCAAGCGGTGGGAATTCCTGCTTACGAACTTGAAACATCAACCACAGACGAATTGGCTAAGAACTCAAAACTGTTGGCTTTGACAGGCGGTAACACAGACGCTGCTCGCGGTATTGCTGAGTTGGCAAGCCCCAACGCTAAGATGACCAAAGAAGCCATTAACCGTGTGGCAGATCAGCTAATTGGCATTGAGCGTATGAAGTTGGCTAAGACTCAGTTCTTGTCGCCTTACGTCAACAATCCTGCCGAGTATGCCAAGAAAGCTATGGATTTCAGCAACATCGCTGATTTCAGGATTTTCCAAGAGGCTACACCAGAAGAAGTAAGAAAACTGAAAGAATCCATGTCGCCTGCTGCTCGTAAGGAAATGAGCGATAAGATTCAAATGGCTCGACAACTTGGAGTGATTCAATAATGGCAACATTATCACAACTATGGGATGAGCCAACCACCACTCGTTCTAGTGGTTCTGAAGATGTTGCGCCAAAGAGAAACAAGTTATCCACTTATGTGCCTGGCACTCAAATCGGGTCAGCGCCATCGTCAACTTTTGCTGACCTTTGGGAATCAACAGAGGAAACCAAGCCTAAAAAAGAAGTTGGTTTAGTTGATCGAGCCATTCAAAAGGCTTTTGAAATGAAGCAAGCTGCCCCTGCAACTGCGGCGGCGGCATTAGATGTGGTTGCTGGTTTGCCTAGCATGGTTGCTGGAACTGTGGGTTATGGCGCTGGTCGATTGTTTGGTTTGTCGCCAGAAGAAGCCACAAGAGCATCACAAAAAGTTGCTGCGCCTTTGGCTGAACCTGTTGGTCAACTTACCAGAACAGCAGGAACTCAAGCTTATCAAGAATCTTTGCCAAGCCAAGCTATGCAAAAGGTTGGTGAAGTTGCTCAGAAAAGAGTTGTTGAGCCTTTGGCTGCTAGAACTGGCGCAAATGAGGCTGACATTCAAAACGCATTAAATGCGGCAATGTTTGCTGCGCCTGCGGCTGGTCGTGGATTGGCTAAAGGTTACGCAGAAGCTAAGGCGGCTTTGCCTACCGTTCGGATTGAACGTGCAGGTCAACAAGGTATGCAATCAGGCGGTGCGGCTGCGGCAACCAATCAAGCCATGTTGAATGAGGCGATTGGTCGTGCGTCACCTGAATTGGCGGCAGAACTCAAAACAATTGACCCTGCCACTATCAATCCAAAAGTGTTGGAAAACTACGTTAAGGCTGACCAATTTGGCATTAAATTGACCAAAGGCCAGGCCACAGGCGACCCCAATCTGATTTCTGTGGAACGTAATGAGCGTGGTTTGAAGCCTCAATTGGCTGAAGAATACGCCAAACAAAATCGTGCGTTGGCTGAAAAAGCAGAAGAAATCAAGCAAAAGACCGCAGAGGGAACTTTTGAGCCTGATTACGTTGCTAATTCTGAACGTGCAATTGAATCGTTCCAAAATATCAACAAAGAAAAGCAAGCCGCCATCAAGACAGCTTACGATGAGTTGGATAAGTTAGGCGCAGGCAAGATTGAAGTTGATAGCAAAACATTTGGTGAAAACGCCATGAAAGCGCTTACAGCCAATGAAGATATTGACTTTTTGCCACCAACCATCAAAGCAAAAATTGAGGCTTATCAAGGCGGCAAGCCTATGAACTTTGCCCAATATGAGAACTTGAGAACCCAGATTTCTAGGGAAACTCGCAAGGCTCAACGGGCTGATGACGGTAACGCAGTTCACGCATTGACCATCGCCCGAAGCGAATTGGAAAAGTTGCCTTTGTTGAACGAAACCGCAGACGCAAAGATTGTGGCTGACAAGGCTAGAAAGTTGGCGGCTGAAGAATTTGGTTTGTTAGACAAGCGCCGTGACACCTACAACCCTGTTTATGCCGACATTGTGAATGGCTCTGCTGACACTAGCAACTTCATTCCCAAGGTCGTGATTCGGTCTAAAAATACCGAGTTTGCCAAAGCTATGGATATGTTGAAAGACAATCCTGACGCCATCAAGCAACTCAGGGCAGGCACTTTGGACTACATCATTAGCAAGTCAAAAGACGCTAGTGGTAATTTCTCAAACGCCAAATTCAACCAGTTTGTTGGCAACTTGGATGTAAACAAGAAGTTGACTACGTTGTTTGGTGAGGATGCTGCTCAAATCAAAGACTTGGCAGATGTGGCTCGATTAGTTGAAGCACAGCCTAGAGGAAGTTTTGTTAACACTTCAAACACAACCACCGCTGCGGCTCAAATGGCTAAACAATACGCCACCAGAGCCGCTGAAGATATTCCAGTTTTAGGCGCTTTGGTCAGACCAGCGATGCAAATCAAAGCTGAACGTCAAATGGCTAAAGAGGTCAAAGAGACTTTGCGCCCTGGTGCTGGTGCAGGAACTAAACTTAAAAATCTTGGTAAGGACTAAAAAATGAGCGTCAATCTTTCCCCTATCGGTAACGGCTTTCAGTTCTTTACCACCACAGGCTTGCCACTTGCAGGCGGTTTCCTCTATACCTATCAAGCGGGGTCAACCACTCCCGCTGCGACCTACACCGACAGCGCAGGGACTATCCCCAACACTAACCCAATCCAATTGGGTACTGATGGCCGCCCACCACAAGAGATTTGGTTAACCGCAGGCTCGACTTATAAGTTTGTGCTTGCCGATTCCTCTAACGTGGTGATTCAGACCTATGACAACCTTTATGGAATTATTGGCACAAGCCCATCGGTCAGCGCAGTTCCTGCTGGCGGCATTATTATGTGGAGTGGCTCAATTGCTAGCATCCCTTCTGGATATGTCATTTGTGATGGCACGAACGGCACTCCTGATTTGCGTGATCGCTTTGTTGTGGGTTCTGGCAACACCTATGCTGTGGGTAATACTGGCGGTTTTACTTCTTCTGTGACCTCAAACATCGGTACAAACCTGCCGCTTTACTATTCTTTGGCTTTCATTCAGAAAACCTAACATGGAAAGCGTTGAGACTAAATTGGCTGTTCACGAAGCCATTTGTGCCGAGCGTTACCACAGAATCAACAGTTCTTTGGATGACGGGTCTAAGCGCATGACCAAGATCGAATATCTGCTTTATGCGGTGATGATTGCGGTGTTGCTTGGCCCTGGCGTGGCTGCCGAGTTCGTCAAGAAACTATTGGGGTTGTGATATTGACCCGATTTCCGCAATGCTCATGTTGGGTAGCGCCCTCAAGGGGATTCGTTCCTGTTGCGAGATGCTCAACGAAGGCAAAGCGGAGATTCAACGCATAAAGAAAGGGGTAGCCGATGCCAAGGAAATTGTTAAGGAAGTCTCTGGATTCTTTGGTTGGGTTAAAAGCCTTTTTGGTGGCTCACCTGATGAGCCTGTCAAGCCTGAAATCAAGCCTAAAGCTAAAAAGGATGAATATGTTGAATACATTCCTGACGAAGATGCGATTGTTGACCAGTTCATTAAGCACGTTGGCGACTTCTTTAAGGCGCAGGCTTACCTCATTGCTTACAAAGAAGATTTAGAGCGCAAGGTCTTTAGTTCGTCACATGGCGACAATAACATTGGGGCTTTGGAGTTGATTTCCATTGAAACCAAGTTGGTCAAGTGTGGGACTGAACTGCGGGAGTTGATGAACGAAGCGCCATCCCAATTAGGGCCGCTTTACAGTCGTTATAAGGCGATGCACTCAAAGATTCTTGATGAGCAAAGGAAGGCTAGGGAAAGGGACAGGAAGAACGAACGGCAAAGGCGTATAAACCAGATCAAGACCGAGAATGACAGGGTTGATCGCTGTGTTCCACATTGGGTTACGCTTGGGCTGATTATTGTTTTCTGGGTGTTTATATGGCTAATATCTCTGAGTATGACGCAAAAATCTACTTTTGGGGCATGGTCTTATTTGCCACAGTCAGCTTCATTGCACTCCCTGCCGTTGCCTTTATCTATCTTGAGAATCGAATCATCAACGAACAGACCAAGATTGCTTTGAAGAAAATCGAGAAACTTGAGCGTAAGCTAACCAAAGAAAAGGAAGAATGATGTTGCCAATAGTCGCCTCAATCGTAGCCAACCTGATTGATAACGGGATGCACAAGGTTGCTGACCAAGTGATTGAGAAAGGCGTAGATGCCGTTCAGGACAAGTTGGGCATGGAACTAAAACCCCAAGGTCAAGCCACCCCTGAATACAACGCCCAATTGTCGGCAGAGGCAATGAAGCATCAAGAGTTCATGGCAGAGTTGGATGAGAAGTCTACCCAACGTGCCACCGATATGTATATGGCAGACGAATCCACCCGCAGATTCAGCCAGCACTACGCTTGGTTTATTACTGTGGTTTCCTTTGCTTACTTCTTTATCGTTTCCTTTGCCCCTGTGGAGAACCGCAATCGGGACTTCATTAACATTATTTTGGGGTTCTTGATCGGTACTGCGGTTAACTCGCTGATTCGCTTCTTCTACGGTTCGTCTAACAAGTCTCAAGAAGCTGTTGACCAAAAGCAGAAGGAACAGCAATGACACCTGAGAGAAAACACCTTGTCGCTGCGGGGGTGAAAGACCCTGACAAATGGCTTGATGCCGTGGTCAAGACCTGCGCTGAGTTTGAGATCAACACGCCTGAGAGAGTTGCTGCTTTCATTGCCCAGACCGCCCATGAATCTGGTGGCTACACGATGCTGTCTGAAAATCTGAATTACAAAGCGGCGACATTGGCTGCCTGTTGGCCTAACCGATTTGCAGTCTTGGGTGCTGACAAAAAGCCCATTAAAGAGAACGGCAAGATGGTTCCCACCGCTGTGGCTAACGCTATCGCTGGTAAGCCTGAAATCATCGCCAATATGGTCTATGCCAACCGCATGGGTAATGGAACGACAGAATCTGGTGAGGGGTGGAAATACCGTGGTCGTGGGCTGAAACAGCTTACTGGAAAGGATAACTATGCAAGATGTGGTGCGGCGCTTGGTGTTGATCTTGTTTTACAGCCTGATCTTCTTCTTGAACCTTTGGCTGCTGCCAGAAGCGCTGGATGGTTTTGGAAAGCTAATAACCTTTCTTCTTTCGCTGACGTAGAAGATATAAAGGGCATGACCAAAAAGATAAATGGCGGGTTCATTGGGCTTGAACAACGCCAAAAACTCTACGATAAGGTCAAATCAGTCTAAGGACTTGAGAACCATAAAGACAATAAACGCAATCACCCCAATGGCTGCGCCTAAGATCAATATGGTGCTTAACATGAGAATGTTGCTCATCGCTTCATATTCCTAACAAACACCGCAAAGCTGGCGGCTGTGTCGCCAAACACGGTCATCTTTTCAAACTCCAAAGCAACTTCCTCAAGGACTAAATTGCGGTAGGGGTCTAGACCTTTGGTTTGCTCAATGTGCTGCTTTCTCCAACCCATTGCGGCTTCCCGTTCTATACGGGCAAACTCATCATCTTCGTCTGTCATTTCTTTTCCTTTATCTTTTCATAAACCATCAATAAAGCGCCAATCCAATGAAGTGATAAAAGAAACATGGCAGGAACAGAAACCCATTTGGCGCAAAACTCCCAAATAGCGCCCATTAAAAATGGTGTTAAATAAATATTTATTAATAACCACGTTCTTTCTGTCATTTCTTTTCCCCAAGAATCTTTGACCAGTCTACCTTCTGTTTAGCTGCCCATTTCTCAAAGTTCTTGTCTGTAAGTTCTGGGACAGCTTTCTTTTTTTCTGGTGGTTTATACCAAGAAGCATTAGGGGCTAGAACTGTTTTCATGTGTTCTTCTCCTTGAGTTTGGCTTCAATAAGTTCAAAAACTTCTGCATCACTTTTCCAATCAAGGAATGAACTGAAACGGTGCAACTCATCGACAGTCAACCCAACCCATGTGCGCTTATGTGCCAGAGGTACGGGTGGTGGGGTGGTGTAGAGTGGAACGGTGTAACCGCCTTCTACTCTGTCGTGTTCTTCTGGGGTGATGCAATCAACAATAAAACCGCCTCCTGCGCTTGGCATACCCCACGCCACAGGCTCCTGCTCTGGATGTGCCTTCAACTGTTCGTTCTCGGCAACCGCACGTCGATACAAACTCAACAAAGCATCACCATCTTTGCGCTCACGCATGAAACGCTCAAACGGTGTTTCGCCTTCCTTGAGGTAGTCACCCCACGGCTCCTGCTCTGGATGTGCCAAGGCTTCGTCCAACTTTTCAACAACAGATTGCAAATGGTCACTCAATGAATCTTTGCCACAAAAACAGCGGTTGTATTCACCCTCATCATGCAGAAAACAGTTGTCTCCGTGGTCACGCAAATTGTCTTGCGCCACTTCCAACGCCTCAAGCGCCAGCTTCAATATTTCTTTCATATCACCCCCAAAAGATGTAGTCACAGAAAGCGGCAAACGCCACGATAAACAACAGAACTTCAAAGTCGTTCATTTGGTTCCCCTCAACTCGAAAAGCCCTTGGTGTTGGGGATAAGTTTTCATAAACTTTCGTGCCAAATATGGTGTTGCATGATCGTTCAGTTTCCATTCTCCGACCTCTGTAATGGCTGTGTGGTGGCGTAAGAACTCAACTATGGTTCTTGCTGAATAATGCTTGTAACCTCTTTCTATGACCAGAAACGCTTGTTTCTCAAACGCTTCCCAAACATGGTTATTGGACTTAATCCATTCGTCAAAGTTAAACATCTAATTACTCCTAAAAGGGTGGGGCTACGGCGCAATTGGTAGACGGCAAGATTGCCTGCGCTTTCACCCCGTTAATCAAAATTCCATGTCGTGTGATTGCTTTTTTTCGCGTGGTTCGTTGCAATAACACCACCCATCCCAACCGCCTTCTTTGGTGGGGATTCCATCAATCTTAATCATCATGCCGTTTTTTGTCTCGATTACCGAGCCGACACGAAAGTAACGGTTCTTTTTCTCACCGTCTTTTTCATACTCACCAATGATCGTGGTGATTTCATACAGGAATTTACTCATAGTTTGCCTTTCAAGTCATTGAGTTTATTAAGTTTAATTTCCAGTTCACGCAGGAATTTCATTACCTCATCTTCCAACATCTTGATGTAGTCAGAATCACGTTGTATGCGTACAACAAACAGTTTCAGACCATCATCAACCCTTGGGTCAAAGCTAACAAAATCGCACCACTTTCTGTTTGTGCAAGCCATCTGCCATTGGACTTGGGGAATGTATTTAGATGGCATTTCACCTTTGAGAAGCGTGTCAAAGTGCGTGGCTGTGTTTGGACACTTTATCTCTAACACTCCATCATCGCCAACCAACCCATCTGGTGAAGCACCAGAGCGCTGAACATAAGGATGGTCAATCAGACCTACCTCATCAACCAAAACGTCTTTGGCGGCTTCGTAGGCGGCTCTGGCGAGGGGTTCTGTTTCTGTGCCCCATTGCATAGCTGAGTTGGTGAAGGACTCAGCCTGGGTGTTGGTCATGCGTTCGCAGATTAACTGCGCCATGTAGTTTTCACGGCTAGTTGAATAACCTGTTTTTGTCTTGGCGATAACATCAGCAACTCGGCTGGCGGTTACTTTACCAAGACGGGCGGCAAACCATTCAGGGCTGCGTTGGTCAACAAATTGTGCGTCAATCATTGTTTTCTCGCTTTCAACATAGCGTCTGCATATGAATAAGAGCCTCTTGAAACAGCATTGAGAATTTTCTCAAGATCTTGTTTTTCATCAAGATAAAACGGCATTTTTGAAATTATTCCCTGCATCGCCTTGGCAGCAAAGTAATCACGCAATGTCATGCCCTGTTGAGGTTCTCCCCATCCTTCCCATCTTGGGTTAGGAAATGCTGGTTCATTCATGTCAAACTCGCTTTCTTTTCGTCTTTAGCTGCAATGATTTTCTTTTGCCAGTTTGCATCAGTCCCACAAGCCTTGTAAGCCTCTGTGTATGCCTTTTTGAGTTCGTCTGATGTTTTGGCATCTTGGATAGCAACCAAGTGGTCAGCCATCAGGTTTGAATCCACAGTTGTTTTTGGTCGGCTAGCGGCATTACCGTCATCATCTTCTGGGGCAAGGCCCGTGGCCGCCATGAGCGAGTAACGGCGGGCATAAGTCAAACACGACCCGAAACCCTGTGCATCGTGTTTGGTTGCGGGAACATGGAGTAAACCGCCTTCCATGATTTCGCCAGACTCATGGATAAACACAGTCTCAACCATTACACCATCTTTACATTCGTAGGTCTTTTGCATCAGACCGATGCCGTTCTTGTTGAGCGCATCAATTACCGCCTCAACGCAAGCTGACAGATCGGCATACTTTGAGCGAAAGTGTGGGTTTGTTGAGGATTTGAGCGCAGGGCCAAATGCGAGTTGTGCTTTTACAAACGCTGCGGCAATCTGTTTGCCAACAGGGGTGACTTGAAAAGCCCGTTCAATAATGTCTTTCGTTTCCATTTACTTACTCCAAAAAAATACATCTAATGCAACAACAACAAGGGCGGCAACGCTGACAGCGATCATCACTTTGTCAACCAATCTCAAGCCGTGGTAAGGCTTCTCAATGGCTGCGCCATATTCCATCGTGTTGGGAAAGGCTTCATTGATGGTGCGGGGATATTTGCGTTCTGTCATACAGTCTCCAAGAATTCATGTGCCAAAGCGATAACACGCAGGCTTTCGGATGGTTTAAGTTCGTAAGTGAGGGGGTGCAATGTGTCTGCTGTCCAAGTAAACACATCATCGGGGTCATCAAAGGCGCAAATGGCTTTGACTTCCCAACCAAAAAACTTCACATGACAAATGAAGCTGTGGTCAAACTGTTCTGGATAAATCATCTAATTACTCCTAAAAACCTGCGTGTTGCAGTAACTGAACTATAACCTAGCTTATGGCTAAGTCAACAATTATCTTGTAAGTATTTACCCTAATCTAATAAAAGTGTTGTATTTTTGTATAATCTGCCTTATGACCAAAGAACAGCTTATCAAACTAGCAGGCTCACAGAGTGAGCTAGCCAAGCTGCTTGGAATCAACCAGGCGGCGGTTTCCCAATGGAAACAAGTGCCACAAGCAAGGATTTGGCAGCTCAAACTTCTCAAACCAAAGTGGTTCAAATGACAGATCAACCTAAACTTTGCATTGATTGCAAGCACTACATCGTTAACCAACAGAAACAGCCCTGCAAGGAATGTTTGCTGAAACAGGGCATTTTTTGGGTTAAGAAGGTATAATGTTTTGAAACACGGCTAGGACTTGGGTAGCTCCCAAGACCGAAAAGGGTACTCCCCCCCTGCCGCTTGTTTCTTTCAGGGAGTTTGCGGAGATGCTTGATGCACTATTACCAGCACCATATTGGTGACTTCATAAAAGACACCTCATTTTTGACAAATGAGGAAGTCGGTATTTATTTGAAACTTTTGTGGCTTTATTACGACACAGAAGAACCATTGCCTAATTCCATGTTTGACCTGTCAATGAAGGTCAACGCAAGAGAACAGCAAGATGCTTTGCTAGGCATCCTCAATATGTTCTTTATCTTGAAAGACGATAAATGGCATCACACAAGATGTGACAAAGAAATTAGCCATTACCATCAATTGATTGACACGGCTTCAAAGGCTGGAAAAGCATCAGCCGCTAAACGGGCGATGAACAAGAAGTCAACGGGCGTTCAACGGGCGTTTGAATCTAGTACAACAGACGTTCAACCAACCAATAACCAAGAACCAATAACCAATAACCATATTAAGACGCAGCGGGGAACCCGCTTGCCAACCGATTGGTCTTTGCCTGATTCATGGAAGATGTGGGCCAAGGCTCATCGACCTGACTTAAACCCGATTGATGTTGCGGCATCGTTTTACGATTACTGGATATCCAAGCCTGGTGCTGGTGGCTTGAAGCTGAATTGGGAAGCAACTTGGAGAAATTGGGTCAGAAGCCAAAAGCAGAGTTTTGGTAAGCCTTTGGACATTGTTCACCAAACAACCCCAACCCCTGCCAACCATGATGCTGCCCTGCGGAAGATTGAGGAAGATCGAAAAAAGGCGGTGCCGATTCCTGAAAGCGTCAAACTCTTTGCCAAACAAATAAAGGCCACAACATGAACGAACAAACCAAAGCAACTTTTTCAGAATTATTGGATGCTCTTATTGAAAAATTTGAACGAATCGAAAAGCAATTTGTGCAGATTGAAGAACGTCTGAAAAAACTAGAAGAAAACCATGAATGAACTCGAAAAAGCGTGGAACATCAGAACTGGAACACATGAGAAACTGCGAGGCAGTCGAATGGCAACGCAGGTTCAGACAGAAAGCATCGACAGTTGGCTACAACAAAGCGTTAGCCTGGTGGCAGGGAGTGTTAAGGGACTTGGAACGAATCAGAGGCGAATCCGCTACTTTGGATTTGAGACAACGCATGAACAAACTGAAGGATAAGAAATGACTAAAGACGAAGTATTGAAGCTGGCGCTTGAGGGGCTAAAGTGGGCATCCGATCAAATAGAACCAGAAAACAATGACCATTGTTTGTGTCCGATTTGCAAAGGAATAGACGCAATTCAAGAAGCCTTGGCACAGCCAGAGCAGGAGCCTGTGGCGAAATACACAGGAGAAACATATCGCTGTCCTATGGTGATTTTGTATAAGGACATTCCAATTGGCACATTGCTCTACACCACCCCACCACAGCGCAAGCCGCTGACGGATGAGCACCCATTGATGGTGTTTGCCAAAGAGTGTGTGCTTGGCGCGTATCAAGAAACAGAACTGGCTGACGCTGCTCAACGTGCCATCAAAGCCGCCCACGGCATAAAGGAATAGCATGAAATTTATAGCCCGACTATGCGCTATCTGCGGAAAGTCTAAATCAGCCCTTGGCGGCAAGATCGTCAAGCGTGGCGGTATGCGTCAATGGATATGCAAAGCCTGCGTGGAAGAAAAGTAATGGACAAAGAACTACTTGAACTGGCTGCTAAAGCGGCTGAAATTCAAATTGAATGGGATGAATCATTAGACTGTTGGGTTATGCCAAACGATGAGGATGGATGGTTTTCCGTTGTTAGATGGAACCCTCTTGATAACAGCGCCCAAGCATTGAATCTAGCTGTTAAATTGAGGCTTGATGTAAACATTCGTGGAATTGAAACAATAGTTCCATTTAGAGACATTAAGCCAGTTAAGCATGGAGAAAATCCTTACGCAGCCACAAGGCGGGCTATTGTTGAAACAGCCGCTGAGATTGGTGCATCCTCATGACATTCATGCTCACATTCACCGTAGACGGGGTTCATGGCAAAGGTCGCCCCCGTTTCCGCAATACTGGAAAGTTCGTTCAGACCTATACCGACTCAAAGACAAAGAGTTATGAGGAAAAGGTCAAGGAAGCCGCCAAACAAGCAATGGGAAGTGCCGAGCCACTAGAAACGCCTGTAAGCGTCTATTGCTACATCAGGCTACCTATCCCTAAGTCATACCCAAAAAAGCGAGCAGAGGCTTGTTTAAGCGGTTCTGAGCGCCCTACAAAGAAGCCAGATGCCGACAATGTGTTCAAAAGCATTTCTGACGGCATGAATGGGATTGTTTACAAAGATGACTGCCAGATCGTTGCGATAAATGTCAAAAAGGTCTATTCCTCGGTTGCGGGGGTAGATGTGATGGTTCGTGAAGAACTTGATGTATAGTTAAGCCACCTTAATTCTGGAGTAATTAGATGAATGAACCAAACAAGGCCGTGGACTACATCCTCAAGTATTCGGCTCAGTACGCCAAAGCCAAAAGCCAACGGGTTTATCTTGAGGAATTCAGAAAAACCAAAAAAGCCCTACTAATGAAAGAGGCGCTAACCCTTGGTGTGGAAGCGGCAAACGCCCAAGAAAGAGAAGCCTACGCACATCCTGAATACCAAGACCTTTTGAAAGGCTTGGCTGCGGCGATAGAAACAGAAGAAACCCTCAAATGGAATTTGGAAGCTGCCCGAATGAGAACAGACATTTGGAGAACAGAACAAGCCAACAACCGCATGACTGACAAGGTGACGCAATGACACAAGATGAAATCATTGAGATGGCTGTGCAAGCAAAGTTGTATAGCGGAAATCCTCGCACACCAAGCACAGGGCGCATGATTGAGAAAAGATTAGAAGCCTTTGCCAAACTGGTAGCAGCTAAAGCGGCAGAGCGTGAGCGCGATGCGTGTGTAAAACGTGCTGAAATTGCATTGCTTGGAACTTTGAAAGCAACAAGCGAAAGAGTATTAAAAGCAATCCGAGCAAGAGGTGAAGCATGAGAAAACAATGCCGCCGCAAAGTCTGGTCTACCGCCATAAACCCAATTGCTCACGCTATGGCTGGCGCTGCCATAACTGACGAATCAAGCCTAAACAAACTGAGACTTGGTGAGTTATCCGCTTTAGAAGCCATGAGAACAGGAAAAGGAACGCTAGAAGATTGGCGACTTCTTGTTGATATGCTGAACATCACCCAAACCTTTATCCGCCACGGGATTGGCCCTGAAGCTAGAGAGGACTGCCAAAAGGCGCAGGAAAGCCTCTACAACGCCGCCAAACGCTATGAAAAGACCAAACAAATGGGATTAGATGGACAAGGCATTGGGGCGCTTCAAAACGTTCACGAATGGCATGACCTTCAAAGAACAAGCGTGGCCAGATCGGTCTATGAGGACATGATTGAAAAGACCCGCAACTACATCAAATCTAAAGGGAAAGAGGTCGTTGAAATATGATTCCTAAATTCCACTATTTCAGGTCAAAAAAACACCTTAAGAATGTGGCTTCCCTACCCTGCCAGGTCTGTGGATTAGAAGGAAGCACCCAAGCCGCCCACTCAAACCAAGCCAAACACGGCAAAGGCAGGGGTATCAAGGCATCTGACGAATACACCGCTGCCCTCTGTTTCAGACATCATTTCCTGATAGACCAAGGACAGAGCCTGACCAAAGAGGAAAGGGTGGATATGTGGGACAAAGCCCACCAAAAGACGATAGAAGCCCTGTTGGAAAGGGGTCTATGGCCTAGCGAGGTTCAACCCCGATGAGCCTTGTCAAGCCCTTGGGACTCATGTTTCTTGAGTTCTTTCTCAACCTTTTCAATGCGGCGCATTTCTTCTTTGTGTTCACGCACAGACTCATAATGACCTGTGGGGGTTGGGCGATAATTCTTCTTTTCGGTAATTTTGAAGTTGGTAGCCATCGGAAAAACTCCTATAATGTGTTTGACAATTATGCCCCGATGGGCGTAAAGTCACCAAACAACTTCCTGAAGGAAAAATCATGGGCAAAATGGATTCAAGCAAAGGCATCCCAAGCACCACAGGCGCAACAGCCCCTAAAGGTGCAACATCTTCTGACCGTAGCGGCGAGCGCATGGAAAAAATGCGTGGCGGCGTGGCTCAAGGCAAAGAAGATGCAATTGGTTCGGACAAACTGTTCAACACAGGCCGCACCGCAGGTATTTGCTACACTAAGACCCGTAGTCAGTATCGTTAAAAAGCGAAGCCTCTGCAACCGTGAAGGGATTGCAAAGGCTTCTAACCAAACAACTGAAAAGGAGTTGAAATGGCTGAGTCAGATTTTAGCTTGACGAAAGATTTACTTCACGAACTGTTTGAGTATCGTGATGGTTTCCTATTTTGGAAAATTGCTAGACCCCATGTCAAAGTTGGTCAAAAAGCAGGCACACAGGGTGATCGTGGCTATTGGAAGATAACGATTGCGAACCGAATGTATAGGGCGCATCGCATTATTTTCCTATATCACCACGGTTATTTGCCTACTGAAATTGACCATATTGATGGCGATAGGCAAAACAACAGGATTGAGAATTTACGCCCTGCAACCCGTTCGCAAAACCTGTCAAACAAGGGTTTGTCAAACAACAACACATCAGGCGCTAAAAATGTGTCTTGGTGTAAAGAACGGAAAAAATGGGAAGTTCAGATGTATGTCAACAAGAAAAAGACATACGTTGGCAGATTTGATGATTTAGAAGTCGCAAAAGCTGCCGCAACTGCCTTTAGAAACCAAAATCTAGGGGAGTTTGCTAATCATGGTTAAACATTGTAAAGCCTGTAACCATTTTGTAGATGGGAATCAGGCTATCGGCACTTGCAGGCGTTATCCGCTGTTTCAGACTCGATCACCAAACGAATGGTGTGGAGAGTTCTCAGCGATTGAATATGGCGAGCCACAGCCCGAGATGCTGGCGCTTCCTGTTGTGGAAAAACCACAAAGATTAGGCGAACTAATGGGTTATCCAAAAGTTTCGTTGAAAGATGCTGAAAAAGCGTTTGACGAGGCTTATGAGGAAATAAAGCCTAAACGCCGTGGCAGACCGAAAAAAGAAATACTGTTTGAAAACCCAATTACAGGGGAAGTGAAGGTGTTAAATGCAGATTAAACCTTTGCGTAGCAAAATTATCGTAAAGCCTGACCAACGATTCAAGTCAGAACTGTTAGACCTGACCCAAGTTCAAGGTGCTGACACATCAGGAATCGTGGTGGCGGCAGGGCCAGAGGCTTTAGATCAGGGGCTAAACATTGGCGACAAGGTTCATTTTGGGACTGTGGCTGCTGATGTTGGTGACGAATATCTCAAGTTTGAACCGCTAATCCTCAATGGTGAACGCCACCTGAAGATGGATTGGCAAGATGTTTGTTTTGTTGAGGAAGTATGAAAAAGCACGATAAACCCATTCCCCATAAGACCACAGGCAAGGACAAGACCTATAACCCAACAGAAAAGGGTGCAGGAATGACCGCCAAAGGTCGTGCCGAGTACAACAAAAAGAACAACGCCAACTTGAAACCGCCAGCCCCAAACCCCAAAACTAAGGCTGACCAAGCGCGAAAAGACTCATTTTGCTCGCGCATGGAAGGGGTCGTAAAGAACGCCAAAGGCCCTGCGGAACGGGCTAAAGCCTCACTAAAGAACTGGAACTGCTAATGACCAAAGACCAAATCCAAGCCCGTATTGACGAACTGATGAAGATCGGCAAGCAAGCCGAATCAACTGTTCACGCAGTAAACGGCGCACTTCAGGAATGTAACTACTGGCTACAACAAATCCAACAAGGCGCAGAGCCTGAAGTAAAGAACAATGAAGGTTGAGAATGTCTACACCTTGGCGATGTGGTATTCCTGTTGTAAGAAGCAACACGCCTACCTGAAAGCCAAGAAAGACCCGTTGGCTAGCGTTTTTAAGGAATTGGTGCTATCTTATGAGCAAAGATTCCGTGACCTGAACGAAGATATAGATGTGATGGCCTACTTTGGGGAACAAAATGCCGTTAGTTAAAAGCACAAGCAAAAAAGCGTTTGAGAAGAACATCAAAGCCGAGGTGAAAGCTGGCAAGCCTGTTAAGCAAGCCGTGGCGATTGCATATTCACAAAAAAAGGAAGCCGCAAAAGCTAAGAAAAAATGATACAAATTAAGGAAAAGCTAGTATCAGAGCTAATCCCTTATGTAAAAAACAGCCGCACCCACTCTGACGAACAAGTGGCACAAATAGCGGCAAGCATCAAGGAATTTGGCTGGACTAACCCGATCCTGATTGATGGCGAAAACGGCATCATCGCAGGTCATGGGCGGCTCATGGCTGCGAGAAAGTTGGGGCATACAAAAGTCCCGACCATTGAGCTAAAAGACCTGACCGAAACCCAAAAGAAGGCTTACATCATTGCTGACAACCGCCTGGCGCTAAATGCAGGGTGGGATAACGAGATGCTGAAGCTGGAATTTGACGAACTGGCAGAACTTGGCTTTGACCTAGAACTGACGGGTTTCAGCCTAGATGAGATTGAGGCGTTAAATCCTGTTGAGCTAAACGAAGGCTTAACCGATGAGGATGAAGCCCCACCCTTACCGCCAGAACCAAAAACAAAGCCAGGCGATATTTATGTCATGGGTAAGCATCGCCTTATGTGCGGAGATTCCACAAGTATTGAGCATTTAGAACGCCTTTGCGATGGACAAGCTGTGGATATGTGGCTGACTGACCCGCCGTATAACGTGGCCTATGAAGGTAAAACCAAAGACAGTTTGACGATTAAAAACGACAGCATGGGCGATGACCAGTTTCGTCAATTCCTGCGAGACGCTTATGTTGCTGCCGATGCGGTAATGAAGTCTGGTGCTGTTTTCTATATTTGGCATGCCGATTCTGAGGGTTATAACTTCCGTGGCGCAGCCCAAGACGCTGGTTGGAAAGTGCGCCAATGCCTTATTTGGAAGAAGTCCAGCATGGTTATGGGCCGCCAAGACTATCATTGGAAGCACGAACCATGTCTATATGGTTGGAAGGAAGGCTCTGGTCACCTATGGGCGGCAGACCGCAAGCAAACAACCATTTTGGAGTTTGAGAAGCCTTCCCGTAACGGCGAACACCCCACAATGAAGCCTGTGGCGCTATTTGAATACCAAATGCTAAACAACACAAAAGGTGGCGATATTGTGTTGGATTCCTTTGGGGGTAGCGGCACAACCTTGATTGCTGCCGAAAAGAACGGGCGTGTGGCTCGTTTGATGGAACTAGACCCCAAATACTGCGATGTAATCGTAAAACGATGGGAAAACTTTACAGGCAAAAAAGCCGTTTTGTTGACAGAAGTAACCGAAACCGCTTAAATTCCCCTTAATAAAATGAACCGAGAACACGAACCAACGCAAGAAAGCCGAAAACTGGTCGAAAGCACCAGCGGATTGGGCTTGCCGCATGAATCCATCGCTGTTTTGGTGGGGATTGATGACAAAACCCTGCGTAAGTATTACCGTGAGGAACTTGATCGGGGCAAAGCCGTGGCGCACAGCAACATTGCCAAAACGCTTTATCAAAAGGCGGTGGCTGGCGATACAACTAGCCTGATTTGGTGGACAAAAAGCCAAATGCGTTGGTCTGAAACCGTAAGGCAAGAACTGACGGGCGCAGATGGTGAGCCGCTGCAAGGAATCCAAGTGACCTTTGTGAAGCCTGAAGCCGCTGAATGAGCGAACTCAAAGACGCAATCGCCAAGGCGCAGTTTCCCTATAAACTAGCCTGCCTGTTTGACCCGCCTAAAGCTCGGTATCGAGTTCTTTATGGTGGTCGGGGTGGCGCTAAGTCATGGGGTGTGGCTAGAGCCTTACTGATTAAAGGGGCAAAAGACTGCCTGCGTATCCTGTGCGCCCGTGAGTTCCAGACCTCAATTAAGGATTCGGTTCACAAGCTACTGTGCGACCAAATAACTGACCTTGGGTTGACTTCCTTCTATGAGATAACCCAAACCTCAATTCGTGGCAAGAACGGCACAGAGTTTAGCTTTGTCGGCTTAAAGAACAACGTGGCAAATGTCAAATCCTATGAAGGTGTGGACATTTGTTGGGTTGAGGAAGCCCAGACCACATCCCGTCTAAGTTGGAATGTGCTCATCCCAACCATTCGTAAGCAGGATTCAGAAATTTGGGTGACCTTCAACCCTGAATTGGAGACTGATGAGACTTACCAAAGGTTCGTGCTAAACCCACCAGAAGGGGCGATTGTTCAGAAGATCAATTGGTCGGACAACCCTTGGTTCCCTGAAACGCTAGATGTTGAGCGAAACGCCCTCAAGACAAGAGACATTGAAGCCTATAACGTGGTCTGGGAAGGTTTATGCCGCCAAACCGTAGATGGCGCTGTGTTTGCCAAGGAAATGCAGGTCGCTGAGTTGGATGGGCGCATCACAAAGGTCAATTACGACCCCACCAAGCCTGTTCACGCCATCTTTGACTTGGGTTGGTCTGACGCTACGGCTATCTGGTTTCTTCAGTTTGTGGGCATGGAAACCCGCCTGATTCGCTACATTGAGGGCAATCAGCAGACCATGAGCGAATACCTAGCAAAGATGCAGACCTTTGGCTATATCTACGACACCCTTTGGTTGCCGCATGACGCTGAGAACAAGACGTTGGCGGGGAATGGGCGAAGTATTGAGGAAATCGTCAGGGCTGCGGGATACAAGACCAAGATCATCCCCAAAACGCCAATCATGGACTCCATCAACGCTGCCAGAACAATCTTCCGCAATTGCTGGTTTGACCGTGATAATTGCCATGAGGGACTTCAATGCCTGCGACACTACCGATATGACGTTGACCCTGACACAAAGCAGTTCTCAAAAACGCCAGTTCACGATCAATATTCCCACGGGGCTGACGCTTTCCGTTACATCGGGCTGATGGTCAACGAACCCCGCCAAAGACCCAAACCTAGACCGCAAGCCTACTATGGTGGTGCAAATAGTTGGATGGGTTGACAATTCGGCATAAAATCGCCACATCTTTTTAGGAATCGCTATGGCAAACGATACAGTCGCTGACCCACGAATTGACGAGGCAAAAGAGTTCCTCAAGTTGGCTAATGACGCTGACACCATGAACCGCCAAGAGGCGTTAGAGGACATGAAGTTTGTCGGCGGCGATCAATGGCCCGTAGAACTCCAGAACTCACGCAATCTGGAATCACGCCCTGTTTTGACAATTAACAAACTAGACGGCTACTGCCGCCAAGTGGTCAACCAGATTCGCCAACAGCGGCCCCGCCCCAAAGTTCACGGCATGAACTCACAGGCTGACGAAAAGACCGCACAAGTCATTCAGGGCATTATTCGCCACATCGAGGCTAATTCCAGAGCCGATAACGCTTACGACACCGCTGCTGACTACGCTGTTCGCATGGGTTGGGGCTATATCCGACTCCGCACCGACTATGTTTCGCCTGATTCCTTTGACCAAGAAATCTACATTGATGCGGTAGATAACCCATTTACCGTTTATTACGACATCAATTCAGTCGCCCCCGATGGGTCTGACGCAGAGCGTTGTTTAATTACAACAATGATGCCAAAGAAAGAGTTTGAGAAGCTCTACCCCGATTCGGACACCATGTCTTTTACTCAACGGGGAACTGGCGACAGCCAATCCGAGTGGATTACCAAAGAGGACATTCGCCTTGCTGAGTACTATTACATCGTCAAAGAAAAGGCGACTCTGTATCTTTTGAGCGATGGCACATCAACCTTTGCGGAAGATAAAGACTTCTTCCAACGCTTAGAAGCCGTAGGTGTTGAGGTGGTCGATCAACGCCCCTCTTACAAGAAAACTGTCAAGTGGTGCAAGCTGACAGCCTGTGAGATTCTTGAAGAACGCACATTGCCAGGTCGCTACATTCCTGTGATTCCCGTCTATGGTCGCCATATCGTTGTTGGTGACAAACGCCACAAGTTTGGCATGGTGCGCTATGCCAAAGACCCACAGCGTATGTATAACTTCTGGCAGACCAGCCTGACCGAATCCATCGCCCTTGCACCAAAAGCCAAGTGGTTGATGGCAGAAGGTCAAGACGAAGGCCATGAAAACGATTGGGCGCAGGCTAACCTTAAGTCGTTCCCATTGCTGCGTTACAAGCAGACAGACATTGAGGGTCGCCCTGCACCTGTGCCTCAACGCTTACAACCAGAGCCGCCACCAACAGGCATCTTGTCGGCTACCGAAGTCATTGATGCCGACTTGAAGATGATGATGGGCGTGTTTGACCCTGCTCAACTTAAGCAAGGCAACATTTCTGGTAAGGCTTTGAATGGACAAATTCAGCAAATGGACTTGTCTAACTTTGACTTTTACGACCAACTTACAAAGTCACAAGCCCAAGTTGCCAGAATTATCTTGAACTGGATTCCAGAGGTTTACGACACTCAGCGAGTGATGCGAATCATCGGTGATGACGGCAAACCAGAGACTATTACGATCAACGAGCGTGATGCCGTGGGTCGTGTAATGAACGATGTGACCGTGGGTTTATACGATGTGGTGATGGACACAGGCCCTGGCTACAACAGCAAGCGTGAAGCCGCAGTCGAGGCGATGACACCCATTTTGGCTGCTGACCCCGCACTCATGGCTCAGATTGGCGACCTTTGGTTCCGCAATCAAGACTTCCCTGGCGCAGATGTTATTGCCGACCGCCTTGCCACCCTCAACCCCTTGGCTCAGATTGACGAGAAATCCGATGTGCCGCCACAGGCTCAGATGGCTATCAAGCAATTGCAAGGTCAACTCCAGCAGGCTCAACAACAAATTGAGCAGATGCAGATGGCTATGAAGCAACGCCAAGACATTGAGCAGGTCAAGCAGGACAACGAGAACAAGCGCAAGTTGATGGATGTGACCGCAAGGGCGCACAACACCGAAACAATGGCTGAAGTGAAGGTCAACGACCAAAACACCCGAGCCATCACAAGCCAGAACAAGACCGAAATTGACGCAATTGTTCAGCTTTTACTGCACCACATGGACACAGGCCGATTGGTCAAAGAGATCGAGGCTAGAAACCGTGAGCAGGCGCAATATGCTCAAGCGGCGGCTGAAGATATTGACCAAGGCCAAAACCCATTGATGCAACAATAAATTCGTGGTAAATTAACCACAAACCTTACCCGTTAGGTAAACGGGGTAAATTCGGAGTGACAACGTAATGTCTGAAAAACAAGCAGGTCAAGTATTGACAGGCGAAAACGCAGCGGAATTTTATGCAGAAAGACTAGGTTTAGCTGAATCAAACACCGAGGTCGTGGCTGAAGAACCTTCAGAGCCGACTGAGGAAGTTGAACAGAGTGAACCTGAAGCAGAAGCCGAAGCAAAACCACAGGAAGAGCGAAAGCAAAATCCTAAACTTGAACGGCGCTTTTCGGAGATAACCAAGCAACGTGAAGAAGCTCGCCAAGAGGCGCAGCGGGAACGCCAAGCAAGGGAAGCCCTAGAAGCACGTTTGGCGGCACTTGAGCAACAGAAACAGCCTACACAGGCCGTGACCGTAGATCAAGAGCCACAACCCAGTCAGTTCAATGATGCGTTTGAATATGCCAAGGCTCTAGCAGAGTACACGGCTGACAAGCGAATCGCTGAAATGAAGCAAGAAGAAGCGAAGGCCAAAGAAGCCGCAGAGCGCCAAAAGGTCATTGACCAATGGACTCAGAAGGTTCAGAAAGCCAAAGCCGACTTGCCCGATTTTGATGACATTGTTGCGTCAAGCGAAGTCGTAGTAAATGACGATATTCGTGATGCGATTCTGGAGAGTGATGTAGGCCCACAAATCCTGTATCACCTAGCTGAAAACGATGAAGTCGCTAAGAAAATCGCTGGATTGTCACCCAAACAAGCCCTGAGAGAAATAGGCAAGCTGGAAGCAAGGTTTGAAAAAGCCGAGCAACCAACTCAATCTGTGGCTAAAAGTAAAGCACCAGCACCGATCAGCCCGATTCGGAGTTCTGGAAAAGCCGATTTGCCAATCTCCGCTAACGGGGAGTTTCATGGCTCATATCAGGCTTGGAAGGAAGCGAGAAAAGCGGGTCGGATTCGGTAAACCTAATCTTTTTGAAAGAGACTAAAAATGTCAAACAATTTGCTAACCATTAGCAAGATCACCAACGAAGCGTTGATGGTCTTGGAAAACGAGTTGACCTTCACTTCTGAAGTTGACCGCAACTATGACGACCAATTCGCTGTCGTGGGCGCTAAGATCGGTAACACCGTGAACGTTCGCAAGCCTGGTCGTTTTATCGGTACTACTGGCCCCGCTTTGAACGTTGAAGATTTCAACGAAACTAGCGTTCCTGTGACCTTGAGCACACAATTCCACGTTGACACCCAATTCACTACACAAGATTTGGCTTTGTCTTTGGATATGTTCTCTGACCGTGTGTTGAAACCTGCCATCGCTGCAATCGCCAACAAGATTGACCGTGACGGTATGGCTATGGCCGTGTTGCAGACCGCCAACATCGTTGGTACTGCTGGCGTTGTTCCCACAGAATTGTTGACCTACTTGACCGCAGGCGCATATCTGGACAGCGAAGGCGCACCCCGTGATGGCCGCCGTTCATGTATCGTTGAACCCTTCACATCTGCTTCCATCGTGAACAGCTTGAAAGGTTTGTTCGTTCCTCAAGAAGCTATCGCCTCACAATACCGTAAAGGTTTGATGGGTCGTGACTCTGGTGGTATGAACTGGAAACTCGATCAGAACGTTGTGTCACAAACTTTCGGTGACAACAGCACCGACACCGTGACCGCTTCTGTGAACACCACAACTGGCACAGGCTTCCTGACTAGCGGTTGGGCTTCTTCTTCTACCATCAGCGTGACCGCTGCCAACACAGGTATCATCAACCTGAACGCTGGTGACGTTATCACTATTGATGGCGTGTATGCAGTCAACCCACAAAACCGCCAACCTTACGGCTCGAACAAATTGCGTAACTTCGTTGTGAAAACAACTGTGGCAATTTCTTCTGGTTCGACAGGTAGCGTGGTTGTGTCGCCTGCTGTTATCACCGCTGGTCAATTCCAGAACGTGAGCATCCCCACCACTTCTTCTACTGCCG